CGGATTGCGCTACATCGAACAAAGCCACGGGCGCCTGTATGGCGTCGGATGGGATCGGGTCTATAAGAAAGCCGATCGACTCAAGCCCGCCCACGCCCTGCCGGTGCCTGGGCAGGAGGTTGAAGGATGATCAGCAAAGAAGCCAAGCAACTGATCGGCAAACCCGTCAAGTGGTGCGGAAAACACACTTTTTATGTGCGGTGGTATGAAGGGATAGTGCTTGATGTGAAAGGTCGAAATGTAGAGGTTGATCATGGCGGAATGACTGACTGGCTCTGGTTACCTGATACAGAAATTGTTCCGCTAGAAACCGCACCAACGCCGAGTCCAAAACAACAACAACAACAACAACTGTAGGACCACCAATGACTGACATCTTGCGCGACAAACTGATCAACAAAGGCTGGGTCACACCTTTCAATGCTGGCACACTGGTTCGTCTGATTGACGAGCACTACGCCGAACTGACTAAGCCGGTGCCGGTGAGTGAGCGGTTGCCGGGGTCAAGTGATTGCGTACCTCACCCACGCACAAAAACTGGGAACTGGTGCTGGGGATTCGAGCGTTGTGAGGTGTCCCTGGCACGGCCTGCACGATGGAGGCTAATGCACATGGAAACGGTCGAGATGGAGGCATCCCACTGGCTCCCCGCCCACGCCCTGCCGGTGCCGGAGGTTGAATCGTGAGCAAGTACGAAAAGCGGCTAAATGCAGCGATTGCCAGACTCAATTACGTCAAAGATCGGATGCCTTCTGTTCATAACGACACAATTCCTGTTGGTGAGTCGTGGAAAATGTGGGAAGCCATCAACTCGATTGAACGCGCCATTCGTTATCTGGAGCCATTACAAAAGTACAAAAAGCCGCTGCCTGGGCAGGAGGTGGGTGAGTGAGTTACAAGCTAAAGCACCTAGGAGGAACTATGGTTTACGGTTTAAAACACAAGTTTGCCCGTGTCATGTTTATGTGGCACCCTTCTCACGCTCCTCACTGGCCCGTGTTTAGCGTTCGCGAGGATTCAGGTCGCATTGGTCGCGTCAAGTGGGTAAACTCCGACACGGAAAATGACGCTTGGGGTCGCTGCTGGTGGGGACGATGAGCCCTTGCAGTTCCTGCATCCACTACCGCGTAACGTTTGGCAGTCTCCACCCCGTTGAAAGGTGGTGCGTGATTTCCGGCGAAGGTTTGAGCGCTAATGACGTTTGGCGGAACAATCCTAAAGCGCACACGCGGAAGTTCGGAGTCTACACCGAAGATGTCCCCGAGTGCAAATTCACGATGTCTGCTCGCGAGGTTGTCGAATACGACGAGTGGTACGCCTCTAAAATCACTCTGTACTACAGAGAGAACCGTGGGACGTACGAAAGTTTTTACACGGACCAACGCAACCAACACTGGCTCGACCTCTTCAATGAAGAACGAGAAGTTGAGACTGCGAATCGTATGAAACTATGGGCTAGACTAAAGGCGAAACAATGACTGCTTACTTGCGCTACGAACTGAAACACTTGGTTGACAAACTCAACTGGTGGTGCGACCATTATCACCCGGACATGTACGCTACCCCGGTGCCAAGTTTGCGTCTGATCGCTATGCAAGGGCAAGATGTTCTGGACTTTCCAGCTCCACCGCCGCGACTTAAACCGACGCGCGAAGAAGCGGTTGCTCTCTATTCCGAAGTGATGGCCCTTCACCATTGTCAGACTTTGGGCGAAATGGCAGAGCACTTCTCTCACGCCGTGCTTGAAAGGTGGGGTCAATGAACTACAACTACGTTAGACAGCAAATCATCAACGATCTCATCATGGAACGCGAACGCGAACTTATCTCCTTGGAACACCAAACGGTTTATGAGGGAGACCGCCTCGTAGAATTTGACTCGCTTCGAGATACGCTTCAAGAACTTCTCGATCGCATCGTCAGGCTTGAGGAAGCCGTTTACGAACAGCCGGAACAACCCGAGCCGGAACAACCGCCGTCGCTCAAATCGCTTGAGGACCATAACAAACAAGCCCTCGGCATCTGGGGACCAACCAAGCTCGAATGCAAGGTGAAGAACGGCATCGCCTGCCCGAACTGCGGCGCTGAGTTGTTTGACTCCAACATCTTCGTGAAACTCTCATCCTACCCGCCGCAGTACCGCACCCACTGCGAAAGCTGCGATTACCAAGGCACGAGGTACTGACTATGGGACTGAGTTCTGCTCTCGCGAGCCTCACCATCGTCGTGTTCGTGGCCGCGTTAGTTGTTCGCCCGGACATCGCGTTCTGGATGTTCCTTTCTGTCTGCGGCCTGGGCCTCATCCTGTCTGCGCATCACGTTCTTACGGAGTTTTTCGATTGGTTACTGCCAGACCGCTTCCGTTGGTGAGACGGTGAAAGATCAAACACGCAGGTTAACGCGAGAGGACATAGAGAGTTTTCTCTCCGGATTTACCACGAGAGAAGCCGCGCTAAAGTTTCTGCAAGAAGCCGGGTTCGTTGATGAAAACGGTGACCTAACGCCGCCTTACCGACCGCTAAGTTGACCAGGGGGGGTAAAGATTGTGGGGGTGCGTATAATAGGTCTTGGCGGACCTGTGGGTGCGCACCCTCACCACAAACACGCCAAAATCAGTATGTTAACTCAACAAGAGTTTGTTGAAGGCTGTCTAGCACAGTACGAAGAAATTTACCTGCAACCGGGAAACCCGGAAGACGGGGAATGGCATGAGTGTCATTACCCTAAACCTAAGTGTTTAGGTGGGACAGAAACGGTGTTCTTGCTCAAAAAACACCACGCAGTGCAAGGAGTGCTACAATCAGAAGAGTATCAACACCCGTGTATTTACGGCTGGGAGAAAGCTTTTTTGCAAGGGGAAACGCTTGAGCGTTGGAAAAAATGGATGGCAGTCAAAGCTCAAGCCGCTGTAGACTATTGGCGCTCGGTGCCCGTCGAAGTAAAATCAGAATTAGGTAGGCAAGGTCAAGCTAAAATGACCAAAGAACAACTCAGAAGGGGATGGGAAGGGATGCGCAACGGTATGTCCCCAGAACAAATAAGAGAACACGCAAAACACATGCACAATATAACTCCGGAAGAAAGGCGGGCGGCTGTTAAAAAAGCCACCGAATCCAACTTGAAAAGAAACCCTGATCATTTTTCGGACATGGCCAAAAAAGCGAGAAATAGTGAAAGTCCGGAACAAAAATCCGCCAGAGGACGCGCTATTCCCGCTGAGGCTTCCGCTAGAGGCAGGGCACTCACCAACTCCAGGAAGTTTCGCTGTCTGGTTTCCGGTAAAGTAATGCCCGCAGGGCCTTTAAGCGCATATCAAAAAAGACTTGGAATAGACACCTCCCTCAGAGAGGAGGTTACCCCCTCGGACTCCGCGCTAAACTAGGTTTATGGAAACACTGCAACCAACCAGCCTCGTTAAACAAGTACAAGAAGATTATCTGGCATACAGTATGTCTGTACTGCTGGGCCGAGCCATTCCCGACCTTTACGATGGATTAAAACCTGCTCAACGCAGAGTATTGCAAGTAATGTGGGAAGAAGGTTTGACCCCCGAAAAACGTTACGTGAAGTCAGCTCGCGTGACAGGTTTGACCATGGGACTCCTGCACCCTCACGGAGATTGCTACGGAACTTTGGTGAACATGGCTACCGATTGGAACAACAACGTTCCTTGGGTTGACGGACACGGCAATTTCGGTAGCACTGTCGATAACGCGGCCAGTTCCAGATACACGGAATGCAAACTGCGCCCGTCTGCGGTTGACCTTCTGCTCCAAGACAAATCCGCTTGGGAAACCCGCGATAACTACGACGGCTCGCGTCAAGAAGCCGTGCGCTTCAACAGTGCGCTGCCAACCGTTTTACTCAACGGCGATTCCGGCATTGCCGTAGGCTTTGCCACCAAACTCGCTCCGCACAACCTTCGCTCCATTGTCGAAGCGATCAAACTCGCTTGCAAGTTTTCGAAACAAGGCGACATCGCTGCCGCCCAAGAAGTTTTGCTGCCGGACTTTCCTACGGGGTGCGACATTGTCGCTGATGCCGAACTTCAGAAGTACAAAGAGACCGGTGCGGGCAACATTCGCTGCCGCGCCAAAGTTGAAAAGGGCCTCCAGAAGAGAGACGGTCGCGCCAAAAACCGCGAAACTTTGACGTTCACCTGTTTGCCCCCAGGCGTCAACCCCGAGAAACTGGGTGAGCAAATTAAGTCCGAACTGGAGAAGGGTCGCATTACCGACGTGGCCGAAGTCATCGACGAGTCCGACCGCACCGGTGACCGAATCACGGTGGTTGCGAAAGCGGGTGCCAACATCGCCTCGGTAGAGTCTCAGTTGTATTCGTACACTGACCTCGATACCAAATACTGCGCAAAGACGTTGGTCATTGACGGTAGCAAACCTGTTGAGCTCAGCCCTACCGCAATTCTTCAAAAGTGGTTCGAATGGCGCATGGAGCGCCTGCTGGTGCGTTTCAAGCAGGAGCAAGAGATTGCCCGCAACCGTTTCCACATTGTCGAAGGTTTGCTGAAAGCGATTGACAAACTGGACGCAATTATCAAGACCATCCGCGCCTCTCAGAATAAGACGGAGGCGATGGTTGCTCTAACTTCTGCGCCGTTTAAGTTCACTCGTGCTCAAGCTGAAGCGATCCTGGAAATGCGGCTGCGTCAACTCACCGGGTTGGATGCGTCCGAGCTTGAGACCGAAAAAGACGACCTGAAAGACAAGTTGGAGAAGCTTGAGGATCTAATCGAGCGACCCCAAGCACGGGCCACCTTCATCCACAAGCAGCTGGACCACCTGGGCAAGCGGCACGGAGAGGCCCGCAGGAGCGCCCTCGTGGAGGCTGCGCCGCTCACCGCAGGCCCCGGTCCGCGCACCAGCTCCAAGGCCCTTGCAGGGGCGCCTGCGGCCAAGCCCCGGTTCGTCAAAGTGGATGTCAAGAAGGGCATTGTTGACCAAGTTAAGGGGCCACGTGGCGCGATTGTCCTCGAAAAGTCGGACAAACTGGTGCTGATGACTGAAGACGGAACTTTGAAGAAAGTTGCGTTCAACTTCAAAGGCACCGTGTCCACCGCTTACTCTCCGGTGGTTTTGGCTAAAAAAGAGTCGGAGGTGACTCAGCGCAAGTACCTGCTTGTTTTTGCTTTGGACGATCAGCTTAAGGCAATCACCCTTGAGGGTGCAGATCTTTGCCGGACAACGAGCACTGGCAAGAAGTATTTGCCGGAAGGCGCAGTCATCAAATACTTCGGCGAAGGCCCCTACAATGTGCCGTTCTCATCCGCCCGTAAGAAAAAAGTTGCGCTGTCAGCCGCAACCGTGAAAGCCGGTAAACCCGGTGCAAAAGGAATCAAAGTGGCAAATCTTTCTGAGGTGAATCCGTGAACGTAGACTTTGAACGAGTTTTATTCTCCACCGTCGTTAACCCTGTTTACCGTTTGGTTCGGCGGACGACAATGGGCGCATGGATGTCCTTTGTAGTCTATCGCTGCTCTCCATTTGAATGGAACCGCGTAAGGGGAAACTTTTGGGACACCCTCAACTCAGGGCACCTCGAGATGGGGGGGTCGTGAACCCGGGTAAAATCCCTGCAGACAGGTTGAGCAAAGCTATGCAGATCACATATCCCGTCGCACGATTGCTTGCCGAACCTAAACTGTTCTATGCCATTGCTAACTATCTTGGCGGACCAGACGGGGCGACACTGAGAAGCGCCTTCTACGATCTCCTGGAGTACGGTGTCACAGATGGCGAAGATTACGAGTGCGAATTTGAGCCCGAGGAAGTTTGCTTTCAGGTGGAGGAAGACGGAGCAATCTGCAACATTCTTTTCGACACAGGCGTCATGTCTCGCATGGTTGCCGAGGACGGGGAAATTGTCTCCCAGATTAACGACGAAGACGAAATGATGGCCGCTTCCGTGTTTTATCAGCGGATCGTGAGCGCCTTAGAAGAGGCTGCTCCTCAATTTCAAGGTGACATTGCCCTGTGCTCTCCGCCGACACCTGGTAACGGTTTTCTTAAGTCGCCAGACGGAGAAGGTTTTGAGGGCAGCTTCCATCTGAAGGAAGACCCCGACAAGGTTTACGCCTTTCATGTCCAGGTTATAGATGCTGATGCCGACGAACTAAAAGCGACGATTCACCCGCTGTAAACAAACAAGTATGCAAGACAACCTACTGCTGGCGACCGAGAGTATGAGGTCATCGGTTGCCGCCCTCAAAAAGAAGTCGTCTAATCTTAAGATCCATCTTGAGTTTCTAGACGCAGAGTTAGAGAAGATCAGCACCAAGTTTGACAAAGTCGTCAACCAGGCCGAGATTTTTAAGGCCAAAGTGCAAAGAGAATCCAACCGAGAGATTCGCCGTCTTCAGCAAGAGATTATCAACCTGAAGAAACAAATTCCGGGAGAAACCGCCAGCGGACCTGTTGCCTCTAACCAAGAACTTCAGGTAGCTTCGACTATCGCCATCTTCGAAAGTATCCTTCGTTTTATTTGCGAAGGCGCTGATGATTTCCGCCTGATGTCTTACTCCTACTTGTTTCCTGCCGTCTTCGAACGAGTGGTGACAGGAGAGCAAGAAGCCTACATGCTTGAAACTTTGCCGGAGTCCGCTGCAGTTGTGATTCAACAAGGCAAAGAGTACGTTCAATGGGTTAGGAAAGATTGCGATGTCCACCTCACCGACCCTGAAGCCTGGAACGTTTACTCAGAGGAAATTTGTAACTGGTGGAGAAACACTGCGCTGCCTCTTATTTACGGCTCTCGCGACGATCGCTGGGACACGGATGAACCGTTGACCTTGCTTGAGATGCTGTCCTGGCGCGATGACCCCGCAGACCGCGCATTAATGATGCCCTACGCTTTCGATGCGTATGAAATCTACAAGAACAACAAAGACGCCGTGTTTGAAAGCACAGGACTGCGCGAGTTTGAACTCAGGATGTTCTCTTTCGGTGCCGGGTAAAACTTAAAAAATGCCTTGTAAAAATGCACCCTCGCACAGTTCTAATGGCAGCTGCGGCAGGCGCCGTTGTTCCTACCGAGTATGGTAACATTTTGGATCGACCTACTTTCGGTTGGCTCAATCGCTCCAGCCAATACTACATGGGGCCTGACTCTCTCGGCGAGCCTTACCCTTTCAACCCCACAGTTCACCACTGGAAGGAAGGCGAGCCTTACTGGTCTCAAGGTCCGGTGAGAAACACCACCAACCAGTTTACTGGTTACCTGTACCCTCGCCCTGACACTGACACCCCACCTCCGTTGAGCGATCTGGTGGTCCCGGTCTGAGTTTACGACCCCCGTAACCCACTATACTAAAATTACGACAACCTAACGCCATGAAACTCACTGAACTTGGTTACCCTGTGCTCTCCGACGATCTTCACAGCAAGATTTTCGGCAAAGAACAGCGCCCCAAGATGAGCCGTTTGTCCATTGACCGTGCTAAAACTTTGCTCGGTCAGTTTGGCGTTTCTGTGCCTGTTGACCACCCTGAGAATCTTTACGATGGCCCTTTGCCATTGCCAGATCTTCAGGGTGATTTTTTGCGCGATCATTTCGAAGCCGTCGCAACCAAACAAGTAGGACGTTACAAGCAACTCGGGGAACAATTCGCGAAGGCAAATTTGCCCCAGCTGCCTCCGATGACCGTGGTGAGATTTAACCCTGGCTGGGTTCGCTACGAGTTTGTGGATGGGCAATGGGAAATCGAGAGTGTGCCTCACCCGCTTGAAGAAGCCTTCACATTTGACACCGAGACTTTTGTTCAAGGCGGAAGTTTCCCGATCATTGGCACCGCTCTGTCTGACAAAGCTGCCTACCTTTGGCTTGCGAAGGAACTGATTGACCCCTCCGTTCCCGAAGACGATTGGGACTCTCTTGGACTGATCCCGATTGGCGAAAATCGGTTTGTCGCGGGGCACAACATCTCCTACGATCGCGTTCGCGCCCAAGAAGGTTACGACCTTCATAGAACCAAACCCGAGAACTTCTACTTTGACACACTATCTGCACACGTTGGCGTTTCTGGCCTTGCCGGTGGCCAGCGCTGGCTATATGTTCTGGCTGCTAAGGACCCTGAGAACCTTACTCCTGAAGAAAAGCGAAAGCTGAGATACGCCCCCAAGTGGCTTGAAGAAGGAGCTACAAACTCTCTAGTTGCTTGCTACAACTATTACGTCTACGAGATCAAGAAGTATTTCGGAGACGAAACTGTTAAGCCGCTTGGCGCCAGCGACAAAAAAGTTCGAGACATTTTCGTCAAAGCAGAGAACTTGTCTCAGATCCGTCAACTTTTGACTCCCGCTGTTGAGTACGCACTCAACGACGCTTACTACACCGCTGAGTTGTTTCAATCGTTGTGGCCGAAGTACCTGGACAGCACCCCTTCAATGACTGCGCTTTGCGGTCACTATCACCTCAATGGTTCGCTGATTCCGCTTGTTCCCGATTGGGGTGACTGGATTGAAGGCACAGAGAAAGTGTACCACCAGTTTAATGACGAGATGACGGCTCTCTGCAAAAGATTGGCCTTAAACGCCTTTCAAACTTGGGACTCTTTTGAGACCGAAGAAGAAAAAGAAGCCTGGCTTCAAAAGGACCCTTGGCTGTCTCAACTCAACTGGACTGTTGCCAGCCGGAAAGGCAAGTACGCGGGCATTCCTCATTGGTTTCGTCCATTCGTCAAAGACCCGAATCAGCACATCGGAGTCAAGTCCGATCTGGCTCACTTGGTACTCAACCTGAGGTGGGAAGGCCAACCAATGGAGTTGACAAAAAGCAACGGTTGGTGTTACCGCAACCCTGAGACAGGCAAGCTTGAAAAGCTCCCTCACCCTAAAGGCAAAGGAGACAACGTTGGCGGCGTGTTCTCGAAAGATTTCGTCAATGACATGGAAGTGGGGCGCCTGAGCAGTGACCTGCCGGAGGCAAAACGCGCTCTGGAAATTGCTAACGCGACTTCATACTGGACCTCAGTGCGCAAGCGTGTGATGGACCGGGTGTTTCTCCGTGCGGTAAACCCGCATGGGGAAGATGCCCTGGTAACGCTGCCCGAGATCCTTTGCCACGGCACAGTCACTCGCCGGACAGTTGAAAGCCTTATGGTGACAATGTGCTCCACGAAAAACTGGCGGATCGGCACCGAACTTAAGACACGAGTTCAAGCGCCCGACGGCTGGAAGATTGTGGGCGCTGACTTTGACGGCCAGGAGATGCAGATTGCTTCCATCTACTCTGACCGCTGGGAAGGTGGCTTTGTTGGTTGTTCTCCTTTCGGCTATAATGTTCTGTCGGGTTCAAAAGAGTTGGGTACGGACCCGCACAGCGCCCTGGCTAAACTTTGCGGCATTGACCGCAACACAGCCAAGATCGTTGGGTTTGCTATCCTGTATGGCGCAGGAGCCCGAGCCGTTCAAACCTACATCCGTCAAAAGTACCCTGAGAAATCTCCAGAAGAAGTGAAGAACATTGCGTTCAAACTTCTTAAGAGTAAGAAGGGTGTGATGAGAAAAGGTTTGTACGAAGACGGATTCGACTCCGGTTGCTTCAACTTCATGGAAGAGATTGCCATGCGCAGCCGCGTGCCCCAGCTGCCTTGTTTGGGCACAAAAATCTCCACTGCGATGCGGCCCGCAGCCGTTGGCGACGACTTCAAAACTTCGCGAGTGAATTGGACGATTCAATCCTCTGGCGCAGAGATTCTGTCGATCATTCTGACTTCCGTTCATTGGTTGGCAGAAGAGTACAAAATCCCTTGCCGCTTCATCCTGAGTATTCACGACGAACTCTGGTTTATGGCCCCAGAGCGTTATGCTGAGCAGTTTGCTGTGGTACTTCAAATCGCTCACATGTACACCTGGGCACTGTTTCAATCATCAGTTGAAACCCCTGATCTGCCTTTGAGCCGCGCCTATTTCTCCTCGGTGGCGATTGACGATCGCCTTCGTAAAAAGCCAACCGAAAGGACTGTCACCCCGTCCAACCCCCACGGTGACAGCGAGCCCCATGGTGTGGAGTACTCCATGACTGAGCTTGCTGAACGTGGCGCCATCGCCAAACTTACCACTCGTTACGAAACTATCAAGAAAGGTCTCCTGTGATGAAAAAAGTCCGCAAGCCTCGCGTCGTTTACGCTTCCGCACAAGAGTTGACCGGTTGCCACAACATTTACTACCTTGTCACTCCCTACGACAAACGCGGCAGGGAGATCCCCTCCTCGGTTAATTGCGCCTACAATGCTGAGTACTACGACTACAACTCTGCGTTGAGAATGGCTCAGTCTCTCTGAGAATGTTATGCCTTTCCCTTTGCCCTTGTGTCCCGACCTTCGTAAAATAATCGTAGACGACTGGTTAAACGATGTTCAAGACAGGTTAAGCCTAGGGCAACCGGAAAACGCGGAGCAAAGCTGGAGGATAGCTAATAAGATTTACCTTGATCTTCCTCCCGGTTGCGGTGACACGGCTCTAGAGGGCAGGCTTTACCAGTTGAGGGTAAGTTTAGACAACCTCTCAATCACAATCAATGAAGACCGTGAGCACCACCCCAACCGTAACCGCTGCCAAGGGGGAGAACACCCAAACATTTAGCACGACTCTCAGAGACGGTCGCGAAGTCACCATCCGAGAGATGACTGGCCGGGATCTTATCTATATGGAGAAAGAGCTAGGCAAACTGGGTGAGTTTGAAAAGGCCATGAGGATCGTGGAGCGCCTGATCGTGGGAGACGTTAAATTGACCTACGACGAAATTGTTGACCTTGGTGTCAACGACTACCGCAGACTCAATGATCTGGTCGAAAAGGCCAACGGTGACGACGCCGAAGGAGAAAACTCCCCAAAATAACAGTTGAAGATTGCGAAGACTTTAGTTACTTGGTGTGGCTGGATGGGTTCGGTCCCGTCCACATCCGCGAAGTTATCCCCAAAGATTTCTACTTCACTCAAATTCTTCGCAACCAAAACAAAAGTTTTATCCCTTTAATTGAGCGCCTGATCCTGAACCCTGAGTGTTTAGATGAGATCTCAGCTCCCTGCTTTCGAGCTTTTGTGAACTGGGCAGCCGACAACCTTCTGAAAGAGTCAGTCTACAGCGCTGAAGACTGGATGGAAATAGCGTTCCATTTGTGTAAACAACGCTGGGAAAGTTCGATAGATTGGTTAGAAACTCAACCCATGAGCAAGATTAAACTCATGCTTGACATTCTGAACAAGTTTGCGGAAGCCCAGAAAAAGGAGATGAGCAAGTGATCACTGTTAAGTACGGTCCTGGCGGCAAACCTAAAAAGTTAAACGAAAATTGGTGGGCGCCAACTCAAAAACAGTGGGCGCCTATTTTGCTGCAAGAAAACAAAAAGTTCTGGGAGGCGGAAACTGACACCCAAGGTAGACCTTGGGCTGCGTTAAGCCCCCGTTACAAAGCTTGGAAAGTGGCAACCGTAGGAGGTTTGCCAATTCTAATCTTGACAGGCAAGATGCTAAATAGCGCAAAGGTAAAACCTCAAGGAGAAGGTTTTGCCGTGGATTCCACCTTTTACGGTAGATACCATCAGCTTGGGACAACTAAAATGGTTGCAAGACCGTGGATGGGCGTCCCTGAGGCCGCTCTTCAACTTCTCCCAGCAATCTCCTGGTCCAACATTTTATCCAAACGAAAGTAATGGCACGACGTAGAGCAAAAAGCACCGATGGCACGTTTATTGCCGACAATCCTGACACCCCAGGTGTCAACGAGGCTTGGGAAGAAAGCGCCCCCGGCGATCAATTGACTCACCTTCAAAACCCGGAAGAACAAGACGCTTCTAAACTTGCACCGGCTCAACCCAAAGAGGAAATTGAGACCAATGTGCGCAAAAAACTCGGGCGCAGGGCCGACGAAGACCCGTTTATCCCCTCTCATCCCGCGCAAGTGCTGGAAGACGCCAGAAAGATTGCCGAAGAAAAAGGCTTTCAGATGAACCGTGGTACCGAAGTTGGTGCTCGATTGATTGCCGCTGCTCGTAACAGAGGACTATGAAAACATTCCCCTTTCCGCCTGGTATGGATTGGGGTAAACTCGGCTTCACGCTGTACTCAAACTCACTGAGTTATCGAGAGGTTTTGGAGCAAAACCCGCAGTGGACTGTCACCGAGTTGCCTCCCATTGGCGCTGTTTTAGAGGTTACCGGAGGGCTCGAAACAGGAAGACTGCAAGGCAGTCCCCTTTCTTTTGGGGCCAACTCCGTTGGGGTGACAGATGCTATTTTTCCGTTTGACACGGTGGATAGCTATTTATCATCGTTAAACAAGTATAGCGCCGCTGCTCTTAAATCAGTTGAAAAGGTTAACGGCCTGTCAATGGTGAGTACTCCTGCAATCACTGGGTCAGAAGGGTAAAACTCACTGTCTAGACCCGTCTCTTTGGCCTACGGGCACCACAGCTGGATTCATCCTCGCCAGCACAAAGAGAAGGAAAAGGAGGAACATTTTCTGAAAAACATGGCAACTTTCTCCCTCGGTGGCGGCGTAACTCCTGGCGCACCCGGCGTTTACATTAATGAAAGAGCTGGCAACGTTGCTTCTGCAGCAGTGGCCGACTTTAGCACAACCTATCTTCTGGTGGAAGCGCCGGAAAACGCATCTACAACGGTGTTTCCGTTCAACAAACCCATTGCCATCACATCACTAAGTGATTACAAGGCTTTGGTGGGTGGCACAGTCCCCACCGGTCGCATCACTAAGCTTAGCTACAACGTTGTTGACGCCTTCTTCAAGAATGCCCAAGTCGGTGACCTGCGCGTGGTCAGAGTTGGCACCCCCAACCAAATCGTTGAGATTGAAATTTTCCCTTCTGGTGAAAAGATCGGCACCTCCGGTTTGCCTTCTGCCCTTCAGGCCGGCAACGTAGTTTACGCTCAAATCGTACTGAACGGCACCCGTCTAGTGGCTGGAGACGGTTCCACCGGTTACAGCGCTGAAGGGGAATGGCTGGGTGTACCCGTCACGATCCCTGTGGATTATGTGGCTGGTGATGAAGCGAACAACCGTCGCATTTCTGCCGCTATTGTTAACGCAATTGCCTCCGCGATCGAGTCCAACCCTAGCATTGCAAGCTCAGTCTACGTTCGTAGCTCCGGTTTGGTCGTTGACCTTGACCCCACCTCCAACTCTCAGAACGGTTTCATCAACGTCGCCGCAACCACTTTTGGCGGTACCGTTTCTGTTGTAACACAGGTGACTCCTGTCGGCTCTATTCAAGTTTTGACTCAGGGCACTTACGACATTCAAAACATTGTTGGCCTTCAGCAAAACGCTGTCCGTGTTCCTCAGGACTACATCCAGTGCCTGAATACCGCTTTCGACGGTCAGCGCGACCAAGGTTACGTTATCACCCCTACAGCCTACGCCCAGTTTGATGCGGCTGGTAGAGCTGCTGTGGGAGCTGCGGGGACCGCTCTGGCGGCAGACAACAACTACAAGTGGATGCACTTGGCAGATTGCGGTCCTTTCCTTGTTACCGACATTAACGCCTACAGCAACTTCACCCCTCATGAGGCTGCCGAAGACTTGACCACCGGCAGTAAGTACCTGGTCGATAATGCTGTTTACACATGGGTTGGCTCCGATGTTACTTACACTCGCCTGAACCACCAAACTCTGGTTGGCGGGTACAACGCTCTCCCCGCAGTTGCTGAATCGGCGAACACGGTTGCAGACGGACAAAAAGTTGGTCTGCTTGACTCAGCTGATTTTACATTCACGTCCACCGGTGGTTCCGCCAACATCGGTAAGTTTACAGTCAGCGGCAACGTCTGGCCAGTTGATTACCAAATTCAAGAAGTTACCTTGAGCAACAAAGGTGCAGACTTCTCCAGCTTGCCTGACTCCGTTTACGTGATTGCTCCTCCGGCTGATTCTGCCGTCTACGGTCCTTACCCTACAGAGGTGTACATCGCCCTCACCGCTGCTGATGCCACTGCAATCTTGACTGAGGTTTTGGCGTCCGGGGGCTCTGTCAACCAGACAACTCTTCCTGCCGGTGCTTTTAGCGTTGGTTCTCCTACCGGTTCAACCGTTAAGGCAACCTACACCACTCCCGCCTGGAACCTTCCTGTTGAGATCAACGGTCAAACTTCTAACCTGATTGAGAACATTTCCGGTGCCACCGCTGGAGTAAACACCCTTCACCTTCCTGGAACTTTGCAGAACCCTACCGACACTTACCGTCTCGGTTTTGTTTCTCGCACTCTGTTCAACCCCTCCGCTCAAATTTCTACTGGCACTGGCACCTATGCCGGCAAAGCAGTGTTTGACGTTGCTAGCCATGGCTTGCAAACCGGTTACAAGGTGTTCTTCACCCAACCCGTGCTCGATGGCATGACGACTTTCCTCGCAGGAAGCAACCGCAATGCGGTGCAAGCTTACTACGTGAAAGTCATTGACGGAGATACTTTTGTTCTGGCTAACAGCCTGTCCAATTTCTCCGCCGGCTCTTACCTTTCTGCTCCCACTGGTTCTGTCTCCACTAAACCAACTATTCTGTACACTTCCACTCTCGGCGGCAGCACAACTGCTGTGAACTTGAGTGAGTTGGCCTCCGTTTCTTTGATTCGTGGCCGCAAGTACGGATTTGCGAGCGGAACTATTGCCAACCAGGCTGCCAACGCAACTTCCGCCCCCACTCCGTCTAGCTCCAACCCCACCGTTTCGGTGTTTTTGAACGACAGTCGCACCATTCTGGGTGCTGAGCAAATCTTCCCTTACGGTGAAGATACAAGTGCAGGTTACTTGGACGGTTTGCAACTGGTTAGCCCCGGTTCTTCTACTACCGTTACGGCAAACTTCATTACAACCCCTACTGTTGACCAATCTTACGCCTCCGAAGCGTATATTGTGCCCGCAATTAACGCAATTTTCGGCGGTGAGTTTGACCCTACTGCCACCGGTTCTCTGGCGCTGGCCACCAGCTACGTTACCGCAGTGGGTCTTGCAAACGGCGACAATGCCGCTGACCTTCAAGGCGAAATCACTTATCTTGACGGTGTGTATTTCGACGTTGTTGACTCCGGTTACGCGCCCGATGGCACTACCGCAGTTGTTAACGGTGATCGTATCGCAGTTGTGTTCAACGGTTCCTCTTACGGTTGGGTTGTTGTTCCTGCTGCAAGTCTTGGTGGAGATTTGACCTCTGTTGGTCGCGTTCTTTACGGAGCCCAAGTCGAACTGTCTCTTACTCCGGAGCAAACCCCTCCTGCCAACCTCTGGCGCTTTGATGCGGTGACTTCTACCGAAATCATTGACCTGGCTCTGCGTGGAGTGGGCTTCAACGGCGAGCCCCAGGCCGTCTTTGTTGAGGCTGGTGTGGATAACGTCACTCGCTTGTACGATGACAGCCAAAGATACTTCAACCCTCAAGGGTTTGTGGCTTTCTACGGTCCTTACATCGAGAACTCTGCTGGTCAGTACATCCCTGAGTCCCCTTACGTTACCGGCGTCGCTCTGCGTCGCTATCGTGCCGAAGGTTATCAGTTCCCGCCTGCTGGTGTGAAGTACCAACTCTCTGATGCCGTTGGCACTCAGATTGCTGTTAACTCCGCTCAGCAGAATCTTCTGAACCCTGCTGGTTGCAACGTTTCGCGCTCTCTCCCTGGTTACCCTGACACTGCGGTGTTTATCTGGGGCGGTCGTACTCGCATCAACCCCGACGACGCTCAGCAGCGTCTGTACCAGTTTGTGAACACTCGCGTGATCATGAACGTGGTTTACGGTTCCCTCCGCAACGCCTTCGACAGCCAGATCTTCTCTGTTATTGACGGTTTCGGTGTGGTGTTCAACCAGATTGTCTCCGTGGGTAACAGCGTCCTCAGCCAACTCTACACTAATGGTGCATTGTTCGGCCGTCGTCCTTCCGATGCTTTCCAAGTCATCTGCGACGATCGCATCAACACTTCCGAGTCTCTTGAGAACGGAATTGTGAACGTGAAGGTGTTCGTCACTCCGGTCCCCACTCTTGAGCGCATCCAGATTGACCTGATTCGCGTTGCGATTGGTCAAATGAATCGTGAACTTGATTCCCAGGGTCTAGGAGGCTGAGCTTATGGCAGAGAGAAACCAAGAGGTGAAATTACAACTGCCAACCTCTCTGTTTAATTTGCTCTCTCAAAAAGCAAAAGAGCAGGGTGTCTCTCTTGAGGCGCTCTGCCTTTATTTGCTTAACCAAGACAGCAGTGTCGATTTAATTGAACCAACGTTTTACGGTTCTCTGAGCTTGCTCCAAGTGAGGGAAGAGGTGGAGAAAGTTCTCCTAAGTTCTTTGCCCGTCACGGACAAAAAGAAAAGAATCAGCAACCTGGAGGCAATGATGTCTCGCCGATACGTGAAGTAACATGGCTACTATTCGCGGGTTGAGATACCCACTTCAAGTTGCGAACGGCAACCTGGCCACTAGCACGGATTACGATTTGAAGGCGGAAGAAATTGTAAGCCTGGTCCAAACCCGCTACTTTGAGAGAGTTATGCGGGCCAGTTATGGCGTAAGCGATAAAACTTTAGACGTAATTGATCCAGGTCTCATCAACTCCGAACTGCAGACCTCAATCTCTCAGAATGTTTCTGGTTTAACTTCTTTGTCCGTTCAAGGTGACTGGTTGACAAGTGGAGAAGACGGTGTGTACAAAGTTTTCATTGTCTACTCCATCGAAGGCGTTCCTCAACCTCCGCTTGAATTTGCATTGGCAAGCTAACCGGGTAAAACCCTATAAACGTGTGACTCTTAGAGGGTTGAATGGCGAAAAGATTTAAGACTTCCCCTGTACCCAACGGTGAGGTCGCCTCCTACACCAGCGACCCGTATAATCTTAGTTCGATTTACATGTTCGGGTCCAGTTCCCCTTTTACGGGGACTGGTAACACGATTGTAAGACCTTCGGACGATTTGCTGATCTCCAAGGGCGGCAATCGTGCGCTGTCGGTCTATCAAAGATTATTGAATGACGAACAAGTCCAATCCTGTTTCTCTAAGTTACTTCAAGAAGTGACTTCGAGGCCCTGGTACGTAGAGGAATACAGCAACAAACCAGGAGACTTAGCGGTTAGAGACTTTGTAGCCGAAATTTTGGAAGAGATTGATGTAGACAACATTTACAAAGGTTTGGGTGAGGCGCTGATCGTTGGGTTCAGTGTTGGTGAAGTGATGTGGAAGAAAACCAAACGCGGGGTGGTCCCCTTTGACTTCCGTATGAGAGATCAGCGCCGGTTTGTGTTTCAGGAGTCGGAGGATTCGCAAACAGGTTTCGCCATGCGCTGCCTCACCTTTAATCGCATGTTTGAAGGCGTAGAACTCCCTGCACGCAAATTTATTGTCAACCGGTTCTGGGCTCACCATAACGGTGACCCTTATGGTTCATCTCTCGGAAGAATTCTTTACCCCTTGGTAAAATTTCGTCGCAGAGCGATTGAGTCCTACGTGCTCTACGGTGACCGTTATGCTACGCCTACTGCAGTAGCAACTGCCCCCCTCAGCGCATCCACAAAAGAACTGGAGAATCTATACAGTTTGCTCTCCAACTTGTCTCAGGAAACTGCCGTCATTCTACCAGAAGGCTACCAGCTCGATTTTGCCAATCCTTCGGGGAGTCCAGATGTATTCAAAAATTTAATTGACTACATTGACAAAGAGATTAGCGTGCTAATTTGCGGAGAAAACGAGGCTGGACAAGCTGAGGCTGGCTCTCGCGCCTCCTCTCAAGTGGCTAACTTGGTGCGCATTGTTAAAGCTTCTGAGCTGTCGGAAACAATCTCTCAGGTTTTGACTCAATCTCTAGTTCGCTGGATTGTGGACCTGAACTTTGGTGTCGATGTCGCCGCTCCCACGATTAGTCGGGAGTTTCGCATCGAAGAGTCAACCATTACTGTGCCTGACCTTTCTTTGTTAATTCAGTCAGGGTTTAAACCCAAGAAAGAGTGGGTTGAACGGCATTTCAAAGTGGAACTGGAAGATGAGGAGCCAGCTGGTCCCGGGGAAGAGGAAGGTGAAAAAACCACTTATGACCCCGAGGCAGATGCCAACCTGTTTGAGAACACTTTTGGTGCTGAAGCTGCTCCTGCGGAAGAAACTGCTCCGGCTGAAGTTGCTCCTGCTGAAGCTGCTCCTGCGGAAGAAACTGCTCCGGCTGAAGTTGCTCCTGCTGAAGCTGCTCCTGCGGAAGAAGCTGCTCCTGCTGAAGCTGCTCCTGCGGAAGAAGCTGCTCCTACGGAAGAAGTCAGCTTGGAAGACCTGTTAGGGGAAGAGGAGGAGGAAGAAGGGGAGCCCACCGCTGAAGCTGCTCCGGCTGAAGAAGTCGCTCCAACTGAAGAAGTCAGCTTGGAAGACCTGTTAGGGGAAGAGGAGGAGGAAGAAGAAGATAATCTGGAAAACTTTTTAGTCGAGGAGGAAACCACAGATACGGAGGGTAAAACCTGAGTAATGGATACCATGAATAGCAAGGTGACAACAAAACGTGTGCACGTATTCAAGGCGGGCGATCAAACCTCCGCTCAAGGTGTATCAAGGAGTTTCACTCCAAAGGAGCTTCAAGAAGTAGTAGACACTTACGACCCCGGCGTCCATGAAGCACCTCTCGTTATTGGACACTCCGGGGACAACGACAGCGTTCCTGCCTACGGCTGGATTAAAAAGTTTGTTCGCGACGGAGACAATCTTTACGCGGACGTGGACTTCACAGACCCTGCAAAGGAACTTGTGAAGAATAAACACTACCGTAAAGTGTCCATCTCCTTTTACTCTCCTGACAGCCAAATTAACCCGCATAAAGGAAAGTGGAGCGCCCGGCACTTGGCGTTGTTGGGGGCTTCACCCCCGGCTGTAAAAGGTTTAGAGCCATTCACTTTCTCTGAGGAAGAGGGTGTGCTTGACTTCGCCGCCGAGGTCACTCTTGACGCAGTTTTCGATGACGAGCTTGGCCCCACCATGATTGTGGAAAAAAGCCCGTTAGAGATGCTAAAAGAGAAACTTGAGGAAGCCCGTGAGAGTCTCTCCCCGGTCACTCAAGAACTCGAACAAAGCTCTGAAGAACAGGGCGAAAACAACGTATCTGAAGCTGCTAGCCAAGGCGAGGCGGCTGATACCTCCGATAAACCCAACCAGCAGTTTTCTGAAATGGACAAAAAAGAAAAGCGCCCAGGCGCTAAAGCCGCTGAGTCTACTCAGCAAACCGCCAATCTTGAGACTAAAATGCCCGAAGAACCGTTTGCTGAAAGTGGCAAAATTGCTCGCAAAAAAGCCGCTGGCGCTCATGGCCAATCTGTTCAAGTTGTAGAAGAAATCCACAGCGAGAGCGAAGACGAAGGGTCTGAAGTTGCTGAATTTGACGAAGTCAGCCACAAAACCGTAGTCAACGGTAAGGTGAAGTTTGGCACTCACAAAGTTAACGAGGAGGAAGACGTTACTGGCCGAGGTGACACCGCCCGCTCGAAAGACGACAGTTACGCTGACCGCCAAGCTGTGGGCAAAGATGGTGCAGGTGCAGTGGGTGTAGACCGCGAGGGAGTTGCTAAAAGCGGCGCCCAAGAGGCTGACCGCATTAACTCTGACAAGAAGTCTGTCAAAAGCGGAGAACAAGACGCTGATCGCGACAAAGCTGGCGTGGACGGCCACGCCGTCAAGAGCGAAGAAGGCGTTGGCGAAGATCGCTGGGCGGGCCAAGAAGAAACCGGGGGCAAGCGCGCAATGGAAAACGACCAATACGCTAAGCCAGATGTCGGTCTAGATGAAGCGGTTAAACCCGGCATTTCTAGCGGCACCGACCCTTACGGCAAAGACGAAGGGGCTACCAAAGTTCCAACCATCAGCGAAGAATCTCCTGACAACCTTGAGATGGCTGTGGATCTTGAGAGCGTGGAAGGTAACAAAACCGTTCGCGTCATGCGTCAAACCTCTGGTCAAAAACGTGCCCCTCTGAAGGGTGGCGCTATTGATCACGCGGAGGGCAAAAAGGTTAAGACCCAAAGCGGCGAGATCGAGGAGGACGAGGATGAAAAAGACCCAATGACTCCAACCGGTAAAGGTTCCACCTACGTCGAAGGCGAAGACAACGAGGATGGCGAAGACACAGAGTTCTCCGAAACCGAAGATTTCTGCGGACCCGGAATGTCTTACGGCGGCATGGGCTCCACCAATCAAGCTCCTCCTGTCGGAATGGGTCAACAACTTTTCGAGGAGTTGCAAGCTCTGAAGGCTGAGAACGCCCGCCTCAAGCGCGATTACGAAGAGCAGCAAATGAGTGCCCGTCGTGACAAAATCGCTCGCTTTGTCGAAAACCTTTATGCAGAAGGTAAGATGACCGACGGCGTCATGCCTCAGTCTACTTTGCAGCATTATTGCGAAGGTTTGGAGTTCGGCACCCTTGAGTTCTCCGAAGGGGAAACCCCTGCTACCAAGTTGCTCGGCTTGCTTGACAGGCTCCCTAACTTGGTATATTTCGGTGAAGTTGCCGTTGGCGCCGGTGCCAATAACCTCGATGACGAAGACCTCAGCCCCCACGAATTGGCTCTCAAATACGTGGAAAATGGTGAGTGCTCTGATTACACCGAGGGCCTCAAGAAGGCAATGTTTGGCCGCACTAAGTGAGTCATGGATCTCCTCTCCCTAGTAAGCACTGTAACGAAGCGGAGGGGAGATTACTTCTCCCAAGCCAAAACTTTGGCTCGCAAGTACAAGACTCAACCTACTCTTGAAGACAACATGTTTAAAGAGGCTAAAGCGATTGTTTTAGCCTTGAGAGACAAACAAATTAAGTGGGAAGAGTACCAGCGGTCTTTGGTAGACAAAACTTTGATCTCTGCCTTAACCGCTGTTTACCTGGGTGCAAAAGACGCTCAACCTCAAGCCAAGATGGAAAAGGCTTGGCCCACTGTTGTCGGCGACATGCTTCCTCCCTTGATCAAATTTCTTGGAGAGACAAAAGCAAGGTTAGATGCTGGCGTTCTTCGAATTGGCGATAACACAGTGGACTTTGCGGATTACATCCCCGACGACATTCTGGACGACCCGGCTTACGACACGGATAGTCCTGCAATGCAAGCCGCTATTAACGCCGGTAACGGAAGAAGTTGGCCCGCACTTTTTGGTCGAGTCGTGAGGTATCTGTCTACTCCCACGTTTTCTTTCTTCAACCTCGGAGAATATTTCGTGCGACAAGAGCAAGGATTCGGTGAAATGCGACGTGCCGCAAAACGCGACAAACGTACCTGCCCGGACTGTAAAACTTGGGACGCCCAAGGTTGGCAACCCATTGGATCTTTACCGATGCCCGGAAGAGGTTGCCGGTGCTATGATCGCTGTCGTTGCGAAATTGAATACCGCTAGGGTAAACCTTAGCAGCTTAACTGGGTGAAAAACAAGTCCCAGAGCAAACAAACTTGAAGTCCATTTCTTAAAGACAAACATGTCCTTGAACATCGCCCCCGTGTACGCTAAGCAGTACATCCGCTACGCTGAAACTTGGGAAGCTGCTACAGACAAAGAAACTCCCGGTATCGGTGAAGTTGAAATCGGTGAGTTCCGCGCTGTTCAGTATGCCACTTATGCCGGCGCCGGCAAAGTTGCTGCTGGTGACGCTTTCGACACCCAGCCTGACACCATTGTTGGTGTGAATCAGGCTTACATCCCCACCGCACTTTCCCAACCTCACACAGCCCGTCAAGCAAGTGTCGCATCCAGCGGCATGCTCTTGATCGAAGTTGCTCCCACCTCCGGCGCCATTGCCCTCAATTCCCCCCTGGAAATTGACCTGGTTGGTCGCGCCACCGCTGCCGGCACTGCCGTGACTTGCAACGGCGCTGCCCCTTACATTCGCGAGGTTGTTGAGATCGGCGGTCGTAAGATCGCTCTCGTCAACTTCGCCTGATAAACAGGGTTGGGCGACCGCAGTCGTTAGGCAAACAGCTTAAAGAGACACGGTGTAAGACCCAACCTTTGAAGACGTTTTAACTTTCGGAGCCTCCCTCCCATGATGAACCTCCAGCAAACCTATGCTGGCGTAGACCCAATTCTGACTACGCTTGCACAAGGTTTCAACCTTCCTTCCACCAACATCGCGAACTTCATCGCGCCTGTTGTGGACACCCCTACCCGTGCCGGTAAGATTCTGCGCTTCGGCAAAGAGCAGTTCGCCATCAATGACTTCCGCCGTGCGCCCGGTACGAACATTCCTTATGTTCAGAGCCGTTACGACAGCGAGCCCTACGCGCTTGAGCAAGAAGTTGCTGCGTGGGAACTCCCTGAAGAAGTCATCGAGAACGCTGGCGAAGGCCCCGCGCAGGTTGACCTCCGTGCGATCGAAACTCGCAACACCATGTCTCGTTTGATGAACTCTTACGAGTACACTGTTGCTCAAGCCGTTTCGGTCACCGGTTCCTATAACCCTTACGAGCCTTCCGCTGGCGCTGGCACTCAAACCGGTCTTGGTTTTACCAGCTGGGCTAACTTCAAGACAGCCTACAGCACCAAAGCTGGTGGCGCCGACTGGTCCAACGATCTGTCTAACCCGATCGAAGACGTTCTCAGCCTGAAGCGTTCTGTCGCCAACCAGATCGGTATTCGCCCGCACTCCATGGTGCTCGGCACCGCCGTGTTCGACCAGTTGCTGACCAACAAGGACATCCTTGATCGTATCCGTTACACCACTGCCGATTCAATTGACACCGACATTCTTGCCCGTTACTTCGGTCTTGAGCGCGGTCTTCGTGTGGCAGAGGGTCGTTATTTGGCCAACGACGGTAAGCTCCTGCCCGTGTTCCCTGAGAACGGCGTCTTGCTGTTCTACAGCCCTAACGGTCCTTCCGACTCCGTGATGCCTGCCGGTGGCGCTAACGCTGCTACCCCCGCATTTGCTTACACCTACCAGCTCACTGGCACTCCTACGGTTCGCCCCGAGTACTACATCCGTGAGCGTCGTGTTGTTCGCGCCGAAATCACTGTCGAGCGCGTTGTTAACCTGGTTGGTCTTGGAGCCACTGGTCTTATCGGTTCTGGCGCAATGATCACCAACGTCCTTTCCTGATAGGAAAGGTAATAAGGAGGTGACACCATGGCAATTTTCAGACCGCTTACCAAAGCCCAGTACGAAGTCTCTCTTGTTGCTCCTAACGGTCCAACTCTGACTGCGACTTTCACCAAATTCAGTGGAGTGAAGGATTCTTCCGACTCCAGTACTTACGCCAACGGCACCGGGAACAGATTGTTCCACCTTGTTGGCCCGCGTAAGATGGACGACATTACGCTGAGCGCCCCTTACGATCCTTTGTTGTTCAAACAGCTTGAGCAATACTGGTTGACTTACAATTGCGAGTACATCACGGTTACCGTGACCCCTCGCGATTGTACTGGCAACGGTTCTGCCCCTGCCGGAGGACAATACACTTGCTACGAGTGCCGATTCATCAGCCTCAACACTGCAGATGTAGACCGTGAAAGCGGCAACCCCCAGGAAATCGAAGTTCAATTCACCTGTAATTACTTCGACAGAACCTGACAAGGATCTAATAACTACTGCCCCCTCCTCGCGAGGGGGTTTTTTCATGGGCAGGGTAAAACCAGTTATCAAGGAGTTCCTGTAAGTGGATGGCCAAAACAAATTTCTCTAGTGGCGTCGTAGTTACAAGCAAGTGGTTAAACGGCGCCAAAGATATCGTGTTCGATGGGCAAGACCTGGATTGGCACTATAACCCTTTGGGACTTAATTCTCTTGTCCTCTCTGGCCCCAACGGCCTTGACTCTCGCTACGTGAGTTTGGCCAGCGATCAACCTACGCTCACCGTCAGCGGAGTGTTTGTTTCCGGGGCGCCAATTAGCGGAGACAAAACCGTCACAGGGGCTTGGAACTTTGGCTACGAAGTGGTCCCAGGTCCGGGAAACTCTCCGCCAAATCAAAACCCAGCGAACACAGTGGTTAACGCTCCTTTGAGCTTTACCACGAATGATAAGTATAATTACGCAAACGGCGTGGGAACTCCTTCCATCGCTCAAAAGTACGCCGCATTGAGCGACGCTGACCTTGTAACCAAAAAAGTTCTTGACGACCAACTTAGTTCAGTTGTGCTCGACAACGGCACCTACTCCTGATCTTGCCAGCTAGCGTTAAACGTAATGCCCAGATACGCACCACTTCCCAACATTTCTATCGACCCAAGAAATGAGGCGGAACTTGTTCAAGCCGCTGCGCAAAAGGTCTACGAAGCGTCTAACAACACGCTGAACGATTTTAGCGCGGGTAATCCTTTAGCCGCACTACTAGAAGGGCAAGCGTTTGCGCAAGGAGAGTTTCTGTTTTGGTTGAATCAACTCCCCCCTAAGATTTTAACAGAGTGGGTAGGACCTTTTCTCGGCGCTATGCGTAGGCTGGGTACTCCTTCCACTGCTCAACTTCAAGTGGCCATCAACCCTTCTGACACGGGTGTGACCATTCCCGCAGGTGCTACTTTTTTAACGGACCCACAGGCCACGGGAGGCGAAAGTTTCACGTTTATTGTACAAGACAGCGTTACAATCCCTTCTGGAACAACCACTGCCAGGCTGGTGGTTTATTCTCAGTACGTGGGCTCCACCTATAACGTTCCTGCTAACTCTATTGTTAATCCCGCTGGAATCGCTACCTCTGGAATCAAAGTTACCAATCCTTTTCCCGCAGTTGGAGGCTCCGATGTAGAGACATTCGAGCAAGTGCAGGAAAGATTCTTCACTCTGATTCGCCGCAAAAACCCTGTAAGTGAGTCCGATTGGCAAGACTTTTTTACGGACTTTTTCGGAGAGGGCACGCAAACTGTGGTGAAACTGGGCGAAAGTTCAGAAGGTTCCTACAACTACTTGACCGATTACCTGAAAACAAGCGGACAAGTTTCCTTGTTTGTCCTGGGACCCGAAGGTGTGGAGTTGACCCCTGTTCAACTTCAACGCGGCCAAAACGCCATTAACTTTTCCACACCATTGTCTTACGAGGCACACCTGTACCCTATTACGGTCAGCCAACCCCAGTACAACTTGACAGTGGAGGTAGAGGCTAACGGTGGCTTTGGAGCGGACTTCAGAGAAAGTTCCCTCAACTTTAGGGACAGGCTGTACTCAATTCTGGTTCCTGGGGCAGTGTTTCCTTCGTCTATAGACCCAACCGTTAGCGATGTAGAATCTGCGTTCAATAACACCTTTGACAACCTTACTCGGTACAACGATCCGCACATCGTTACTTCTTCTGCTTACAATACCCCTTCCTTTTTGGATGTTGACACAGCGACTTACACCCAAGTTAAAACGTTCGACGCCGACCCAAACTTGCTTCAACAATACGATCTTATTCGTGTAGACAACCCCAACCCTGTTTACTACCCTGTCAACACAGGGTTCACACCGGTTTCTGCTGACAAAGAAGATCAGCCTTTGTACGGCAATCTCCAACTCAAGCAGATTAAACTTCTCAGTCCAGGGGAGTACCTCAAAGGCGACGTGGTGTACTACGACGATGGCGCAACTGCCGGGCTTCGTGTGGTTTTAGAGAGTCTATCCATTGCGTCATCTTCTGAGATTCCGGCGGCTATTGCCAATGGCAAAATCTCTGCAATCAAAACCCTTTCTCCTTGGGTGGTCGGGAACTCCTATCAGTTCTCTGTTGGCGGAGTAATGGACCCCGATTTAGTGGCTTACGATTACGAACCGGGCGAATTTATCCCTGACGTTAATTCAGTTGTTCCGGTTAATCAGCGCCCTGGGACTTTAATTTGGCTTGTGTCTCAAAACTTTACTCTAGCCGCTGCCACGAATAATCTAACTGGTGCCCAAGCTTTGTCTTTGTTAGGTTCCTCAGTCTCTCCGCAAGAGCTTGTGAGCGGTGTAACTTATCCATTGGGTTCTTGGGTGTTCACTCCTCAAGTGGGAGGGGGACCTAACAGTGCTGTCGATCCTAATTTCTACTATGTTGATGGTGTAGAAGGTGCTGTCTCCAAATTTGCAAGAGTAAATGCGACGTTCACTTGCGACCCTGGTGCTCTAACCCTAAAAGGGTACTTCGACGGTTTAGTGGAACAGGGTACACTGTCCGTGGTCTCTGTTTCAGATGGCACCACCGGGCTGCCAGTTTACCGTTACAAATCAAGATTCCCGGTCGGAGAGTATCTTGAGTACAGAACCGACGCGGGCCTGGAACCAAACTACTTCGTTGCAGCTGAGTTCTTTACACCGACGAGCACTAACGTCCAGGACTTAATTGAGGAAGGTTCGGTGATCCCTCTTTATCAAAGTCTAGCGCAGAAAGAACAGTTTGTGAGCGAACTTTCCACCGGGTCTTTGAAAGCCGTCACCAGGATGTTCACGTTTTTCCGTGGCGATCGCACTTACTTCCGCAGCGGTACAACAATTAAATCTTACACTGCGACAACCAGTGTCACGCCACTTTTTGACTTTGGTGTTTACTTTAAGAACGGCGTGTTTGCAGAATCTGGCGACCAAAGCCTCACTTACTTTCACACCGCGAACTACATTCCCTACTACAATCAGTCTTACGCCAACCACGCTGAGGACACAATCGTTGGCGAGTTGGACAGAAACATTTATCGGGTGGTTCGAGCTTTTACTCCCTCGGCCACGGCAACTGATTGGGCGGGGACTACCGTTGAGAACAACCCAAGGTTGGAGGAATACCGAGGCAACCTACTCCGGTATGTCACCGAGTACACTTGCTCAGAGGCTATTCAGCCTCAGTACGACACTGAGACATCTGTCATTAAACTGGGCACCGCACAAATTACTATTATCCCGAAGAACACAACTCGCACACCCGGCTCTCAGCAGAATCTAACGTACGTGTGGGAAGCCACTGACACGTTAACGGAGGTTCCGGAGCTGTCCTGGTACACTGGTACACCGTTTGCCTACTCCCCACCGAAGTACGGACAAGGGACATTAGCGCTATGAGTCAAACTTTAAAACCGGTCAACGGTGGCACGACAAAGATTCAAACCACTCCTAGTGCGGTTTCCGTCAAGTACCTGTCTCCGCAATATATTGAGACGGAGCGGCTCAGTTCTCGCCCCACGGAGTGGAGACCCGGTGGTAGACCGATTTACAACAGGTTGCCCGCAGTTTCTCAAACCTATCGCACTAATTTTGACTACGACGAGAACAAGGGGTACGTCCTAACTTTGCCCGGCGAGTCAATCAATGGACCCCAAACTCTGCAGCTTTTGTCCTCAGAAGACAAAAAGTTTCTGATTGTGAAAGGGGGAGCTATTGTTTGGAAGTACGGCCAAACAGCGGTTGAACCTGTTATCATAGACGTGAAAGCCGTTGGCCTTCAAAGCACACGTTACTTCGTAGGGTACCAACTTTACTATGATAATGCTCCCATCGCAGGTCAGTACGAAGTGTCGGACTTCTACTTGGGTGGTTTATCGCTCACAATTAATTCAAGCACCGATTCAGTGAAAGGGTGGAGGTATTCCCCCGCCAGCGCGTTTATTGATTCTCCGCGCATCTGGAGAAACAAAGACAGTTTCTTTCCTGCTTATGCCCAACCCGCGAGCGCCTACCTGAGTTGGGAATCTGCTTTAGCAGCCTACTCTAAGATCGTATTGCGTTGCCCTTCCGGCGCTAACTTTACGGGCCAAGCATCCTTGAGCTACAAGGTGGGAGACAACTGGAGCTTTGTTCAAACGGTGGACATCCAATCAGACTCAACCAGTCAGTACTTTGAGTTCACAGTCGATTCTCCTTCTTTTCAAGAAGGTTGGAAAGTGTCTTGGACGGACTTGTCAATCCAGGTCGAAGAGGTCAAAGTGTCTGGGATCGTGACCGTGCAAACACAACCAAGCACGTACGTGCCTCAATCCAATCTTGTTGCTTGGCCGGCGAACACTGTGCCTTCTTCCTTCAAAAACAGTCAAGGCGATGACATACCGTTGATTTTTTGTGGCCTGGGTTATGTAGATGTGAACAACCTCTCCGAGGTAGAAAGAATCACAGACATTCGAGAAACTGTCAATGTTGGTTTTGAGCCGGTGTCTGACTGGTTAACTAAGCCCTGGGACGACAACCTTATTGAAAACTTCGAGCAAGTTTCGGACTACGCTAATCTGTGGATGAACCCGCAAGAAGCCATGAGGCAAGAATACTCGGCGCTTTCCAAAGACTCTATTCAAATCGTGAACTGAGATGACCAACTACACAGCCACTTTTGACCCCACTCAGTTCGAGTACACTGGACTCAAAAGCTTCTACCTGTCACCAGATCAAACCTCGCAAGTTAACACAACCATAGCACGTGTCAGCGGTCAACTAGATTGGCTTGCTCAACTAACCGGTTGGAACGGTCCTAACTATTGGACTAACTTGCCTGTTACCCTCAACCAGAAACGTCAGTTGATTGGGGGCTCTTTCGGGGTATTTAACGGTTACGTTTACCCTGAGGTTAAAGAGATCCGAAATTGGAGTAACGAGGTTGTTGTCAAGGCTGACTCCTCCTTAGATGGTGCCCAACGGTTTCTGTTGAAAAATCTTGAGCTTACACTTGAGTCTTTCAGCAAAGAGGGGGAGAATTATGTGCTCAATTTCGGTGAAATGAGCGACGAATTTCTTTCATTGCTGGCGGCAGGGGAGCAACTTAAGACCAGAGTCAACTCATTGCTACCTGCGCCTTTTTCTCGTAATGTGCCCGGTGCCTCAGCAGATCGCAGCTTTCACTGTCAGGCCGACGGCGGGTCTTTGCTCTTGTTTCCTTTGTATGATAAGCAAGGTTTGCAGCCTTACGCTTTCAACACTTTGTACCAAGGGGCCACCTACTTCTTCGATCAGTGCATTTATTTGGCAAGGTTCGACACTTTGACCGAGGTGGTGCCTGCATCCTACGATGATAACTTACAGCTTTGGTACTTCACGGTGCCAACACTGTCTTTAGATGATCAACTTGGTGGTGTAGCGTCTCTAGTGTGGCCTTACGCCGACACTTCCGCTTCCAACCCAGCCACTTTAACCGTAAACGTAATCCAGTGGTCAGACCCTTCTGACTGGAAACATGATGACGTGGTTGACTATTACACCGGCGCTTGGGGTAACAAAGGAGGGTTCTTGCCCTTCAACTTTGTTTTTGACTCTTTGTCTCTACACGGATTCAATGAGCGCACCTCAATTCGAACAAACTTGATTGAGAGGGAAGTTGCTTTCGACACCCTTCTTAATTTCGTGTATTCTCAACAGGCGTCCGTTGACCCCTCAGGTCCAGCCGGTCCGCAGCAAGCCAGTGTTTGGTGGAACCCCACCAACGGGCAATTTGCCGTTTGGCGAGGAGACACCTGGGAAGGGGTGACTTATTCTGACACCCTCCCTAATGGAATGGAGTCACAAGTGATTTTTGCAAACTCCACTGACTTTCTGGCCGGAGCTGGCAATGTGCAACCGGGTGTTTTGGTGCAAATCTTCAACGCAAACGGTTTAAGTCAAGATGACCCCATCCTTGGCATCCAGGGTGCCTTGGGTGGTTCAGGAGTTTTGTATACGTATTTCGACGAACATTTGAGTTGCTGGGTTCCCGCAAGGTTTCTATATCAAAACGAGTCAGGATTCGACACAGATGCGCTGGCTCTACCGTACGGGGTGGATGTCGTCATCTCTAACGCTAATTTGCTGAGTCCGTCCGGAATCAACTACCTGATTGAGAATTTGGGTGTGACGATTGGGGAAGACTTGCCGGTTCTGTTACGCCGCAGTGACCGCAATATGTGGCAACTGTCTCCGTTTAACGGGATGAAGTACATTGGCAAAACCCGGTTGTACCAGAGTTTTACTTCAGGTTCTCAGGTGGACGGAGAGTTGTATTGGAACTACGAGGAGGACCAATCCATTGCAAGAAGGGCGAGCGTGTTTTATTACAATCGCTGGGAGAAAATTGGCGGAGATTGGGTGTTGGAAGGAGATTGGGTAGACTTAAACACCGGGGTTCAAGTTGCACCACCGGAGGAATACGTTAACTTCAACGCCATCTCCGTGTATTGCGAAGGAGAGAAGTTCCCGAACAACGGTGGCACCATTCAAAGTGACTCGTATTCTCTGGGCTTAGAGATGAACGCAAACGGTCAATTCATCTTCAGATACGCGCCAAAAACATTTGAGGCCGGGGTGAGATTCCCTAGGGTGACAATTAGCGACTCCTTGGTGTACGGTTTCACCCATGACATCACAGACCTTGTATTTAGCGGGGTCGTCCACTACATCTCGCCAAACGTTGTGGACAGCGAAACTCTCTTACGATTGTGGAAAACACAGCAAATGTGTGCAGCGGGGACCCTGCAACACCTTGTCGAAGACAATTACATCAACCCCTTGATTGCCGACCAAAATAATGGTCCTGGCTCCCCCACCTGGGATCGATTCTTTTTGCGTCTTCCCCCTTCCTATGAGCGTAACGGAGCGGAATGGCAAAAGGTTAATCTGGTTTGTCAGAACTTTGCTTACTACGGGTCCAGCGTTGCTCCTGACAGAACAGTGTGCCCTGAGACTGAAGTGTTACCTGAGGTTTACGAGGCCGCTTGCTTATTTGGCTCGTCTACGGAAACTAAGTTAATCTACTCTGAACCTTACTTGTACTCTAATGTCGCTTTCTCCGCCCTGGCTATCTCGGAAGCATTTGAGAACTCTGGTGTGTACCCCACTCAAGATGTCCTTGCCGATGATTTCTACGAGGCCAAACTCGTTGACTACGACCCCCTTCACGTCCGTCAAGTTCAGGGCAACGGTGACTGGGAAGGCATCTACTTGAGAGAAAATGAGGTTGGGAGCCTTAGCGGCTTTACTACAAACGACGTTGAAAATCGATCCCTCCTTCCGGTGGAAGCTCCTCTTTGGGACGCAAGTATCTACAAACTGCCTCCATCTTGCGTTGTTGCAGAAGGAACCTACGATGTGGACGCCAATCAATTCAAGATCGGATACGCTTATTTTGCGGCCGATTTATCGGCGGCCGAAGACGGTTTCTTTGACATCGAACAAGAATCCTCGTGGGTTGAGCCAGAAAATTTGCAGCGTTCTTTATACCTAAGACGTAGGACACCGATCCAAGTTGCAGGGTAAACCTAATAAAAACACCATGGCCACTAGACGCAAAAGCTCAACCAAACCGTTGGAAACTGCTGTGATGACGGACGACGAGAAGAGTTTTAACTTAGAAGAGACTTCTTTGTTGGAGCAACAACCGGTTGTTGAAGAGACTACCTTGGTGGTGGAACAACAACCGCAAGTGGAAACTTTTGAACCGCCCGTGTTCAATATCCCTGTAACACCGGTTGCCCGCGCAATCCGCCGTAACACTCCACGGTTCACCCAGGTGAAGTGAAATGATTCCGACCAGTCTAACACAAGTCCCCTTTATTGGGGACATGGCCCGCATGGCAGTCGCTGCTGAGCATGTAAACCGTTTCTCCGGATTGCCTCGCGGGACTGTTCGAGGCGTGGTAAAAGATGTCAATGACCCTGAAGAAAGAGGCAGGGTACGAGTGCTGTTTGATGCGTTTTCCCCGGACATACCAACAAACTCAGGAGCCGAAGGGGAATTTGTCAGTGAGCGGGCAGTCACGGAACCGGAGTTGTCCCACTGGATCGATGTTTCTCCCAGCTTTAAAGGCAAACAGTCACCCGGTCTGATTGGCTCTAGGGTCAATATCGTCACCTCGGATGGCGACTACAAGTACGCAATTCTTGGGGACATCCTTTACGACCCAGAACGTTTGACGGAGGCAGCCGCTTCTAAGTTGAAACAACCTCGAAACAGCTCAATGACTCGGTTGCCGATTTACCCTGCGGGCGCTTTACCTCCTGCTTGCGAAGAAAATCATGGTTGCATGGTCATTGAGGAAGCCGGTCCTATGAACTCAGATTGGACTTGTGTTTGTTTGAAACGCAACGGTAAGTACATCTGGGTAAGGCATGTTGATTTGCAACACGGACATGCAGGAGAAGACGACGGCTCACAAAATCCCGACAGTCACGGGGACTCGGAAGCACCGGTCAAAGAGTCTAGCGTATGGGACTACGTATTCCCGACTTCTGACAAAGAGATGACAAAAACCTCTGCGTTTGGTCAATCACCTCGCCCCAATCCCTACGGGAGTTCTGCAACCTGGCACTCTCCGCCTTCTTGACCATGTCAATCCGTCGTCCCAGCATCTACCGTCAATCTGAGTGGGTTTATCAGGACTTTTTATCCTACCAGAACGGTCTCGAAGAACTAAGGTACGCTGTCGTTAAATACGACGGTGAAACCTTTGAACAGTACAAACAAACGTTTGATAATAGCGATCCGGGTCTAACCGGAGGTCCTATTGTGGCTCGCGTTGATTACACTTTGATGGGGCAAGCGATAACCATAGACTCCTGGGAAGTCAATTGGAGAGACGAGTGGCCCTTGCGGCTGCTTGTCGGGTGGCTTACACATTGCATCTACAGGCGATCTTTAGGTTACACGGTTGCAGTCGACAAAGATGCTTATGCCTTCTGGGTCTCTGAAGTATTTGTTCCCGCAACCAACAACCCTCAAGACTTCCTTATCTACGCAAACTGATGGCCATCCCTAAAGTTAAAGAGATTCTGCTTAGCACGCCCAACACATTGATGCTGTACTTTGACAGTCCTTTGGACGACAAAGTTGCAGCTCCCATTACCTCATTCACCGTAAATTACGGGCAGTACGGAGTGGAAACCATGGTGTATTCTTCTGACACGATGGTTGCCCTTGGGTTGGATTCTTCCTTGTCCCCTTGGGACGAAGTGTTCGTGTCTTACGAACCCTCCTTGAACCTAAGTTTGTGCTTACGTGGACCGGTACCTCCTGGCGCTTCGGACCTAATCAAAAAGAGGAACGCCGTCCGTGCTTTCTACCGCGTTCCCGCTCGTAACACACTGACACCGAACCCTGCTACAGACGGAAGCCGCCAAAACTCAAACGTTGGCCAAACAATCGGAGGCTACGGTTTCCCTTACCAGAATCGCAACTCTGACCCTAAGACAGCATCCCCAGATGATTTTATTGTCGCTTACGGGTTAAAGGAAGCAATTCAGTTGACTAACATTGACGATGCGTCTGCAACATCGGTCAACGTGGCTAAATTGCGCATGGCAATTGAGGATGCCAACGCCCTAATCGACTCTTACATTGAACAGTCCGGCAAAGCTGGCAAAGTGCTGATTACAAGTGGTCGCAGACGCACGGCACTCATCATTGCTCGTTACTACCTTGACACTGTTCGACGCAGAGAGGATGTTTACAAAGACTACACAGAGTGCCTGAAACAACTTGATGCTGAGCGTCAAATGACCGCAATTCGTGCGGGCAACGGTGACTCAGCTATTGACACTCCGGCAGGAATTTTGAGGGTTTGGCGCACGCCTCAACGGTACAATGCTGTCAGCGGTAAAGGTTTCTCCGGTTGGGTTACGGACACCGCAGGAGATCAAGCACCCGACTACCGCCTTGGTTGGGGTTCCATCGGACAAAACAACGATCAACCCAATTGGCTTAGCGCAAGGAATTACGAGGATTTGGGTGGGACACCGGTCATTTCCCAGCCTACCGATGCTGGCGGTCAAACTTACGGGGGCTCTGAACAAAGTTATCCTTGATTACGGGTAAAACCAATCATACGCACGAGTGTTGCCAGGGTGAATGGCTTATAATTTCCCGTCCAACCCAACGCTTAATCAAACTTACTCGTACAACGGTAGAGTTTTTGTTTGGAACGGGGTGCAATGGACTGCTATCTCAGCTGCCACGTCTACCGCCGTCCCCGTTTTTGTTTCGGCCTCGGCACCTTTGACTCCGAAGGTTGGGGCACTCTGGTACAACACCAATAACCAGGTTTTGTACATTCGCGCCCTCGACGAAAGCGATGTTGTTGCCTGGGTCCCCCTTACACAAACTCAAGTACCGCCCGCGTCCGTCCTTGTATCGGTGTCACCACCCCCTAACCCGGTTGAAGGAGAACTTTGGTTCAACCCCTCGAACGCAGAACTTAGGACGTGGGTTGTCAACCTGGGTGGGTCAGAGTGGGCATTGATTTCAACTGGCAACCCTACTCCCCAGCCGATCAATGTAACCGTTTCTGCTACCTCTCCTTTAAATCCCGAGGTCGGGGAGCTTTGGTTTGACACTGTAAAGTCAAATCTTTACGTTTATGTTTCAAACCCGGGTGGAAATCAATGGGAAGTGGCTAACACGGCTGCTTTGCCCCCTCAGACTGCTCCTGTTACGGTGTCTTCCACTGAACCGGCAAACCCGATTGTGGGGGATTTGTGGTACAATCCTATCTCTAATTCTTTGGCCGTGTGGGTGTCAAACCCCGGTGCAGGTAACTGGGAAACTATAACGCAGAACAACCCCGACCCGTTGACGGCAGATGTCGTTATCTCCTCAACCCCGCCGACAGGAGTTCAGCCGGGGGCTTTGTGGTACAACTCAATTGACCTTAATCTGTACATCTATGTGGATAACCCTGGGGGAGCCTACTGGGCCTTAGCCAACCCCTACAATATCCCGCCGGAGGCGCCCACTATCCAAGTTTCATCAACCCCGCCGGCAAATCCGGTCGAAGGAAGTCTGTGGTACAATAACACCAACTCCGACTTCAATATTTGGTATGAAGATCTGGACGGGGGGCAATGGGTGTCCGTTGTGCCTTACCCTTTAAACACGATCAGCGACCAGGGAGGGGTTTTCTACGGGCCGATTTATGCCGAGTACCCTGTACCAAATGACCCGAGAGCTTTCATCACAGTGGGTTGGTTTGAAGACAACGCAGGCCCGGCTCTTTTGAGCCCTTACTTACCTGGTAAAGGCTCCTTAGTCACTGCTTCGGCACCAGGTGTGCCTGTTCCTTTGGCTGTAGGGGGAGACGGAACTTTCTTGAAAGCCAACTCCAGTGTAAGTGAAGGCATTGGTTGGTCGAATCTAGTGGATTGCGGAGACTACTAATGGAACTACACACAGTTCAAAGAATTGAGCAGTATCTTTGTGACGCTTTAATTGCCTCTCCTTTGGTGCCCTTGAGTGTTAACGTTATGCGTCTCGCCGACGCTATCGAGAACGAGGGGGTAGTGAATCAGACAAACAACATTGTTGTTCGCTACACCGGGTCTTCAAATAACACTCTACAGCGCATTCCTCTGGTTTACGAGAAGAATCTGACTTTTGAGCTTAATTTTTCCTGTCAAAACTACCTCACCAGCTCTGGGCATGACTTTGCCACCCAGTTGTTGGCAGCCGCTGAAATAACACTCTCGGGCGGCGTGCCCTCGGGAGCAGGAGTAGAGGTGACCAAGGCGTTCACTTGTGAAACCACGTTGTTCACCGGCATCAATCAAAAGTCGTCACAGTACACTTACACTCAAAGTTACTCAGTGACGATTAGTCAAACAATGCCCTACGTGGCGCTTGACCCGTGTGTTCAGCGCGGAGATTGTAGGCAGTTGTTCCCTGGACTTGGCGTTGAAACTCGCCTACCTTTGGGCGGAGTAGTGGACGAAGCCACAGGGGAGATTTACGTGCCTTGGTACACCGGAGACGACCCTGACTTGAATGTAGACGCTTGTAAAGGTGTGCGTTGGAGCAACGAGCTTACCGGTTCAGGGGACTGGGTATTTATTTGCGACCCGGAAGAAATTTTCATCGAAGACCCAATTGGTTCACCAATCTACCTGTTAAGCAACAATAGTTACACAGAAGATGGACGCTTAGTTGTCACGATCTGGGACGCAGAAACTCGCGAACCTTTGCGCGAAGTGTTCTATTGCAGCACAGGCAAGAAAATGGCGCGTTATGCGGTAGAGTTGTGGCGCAACACTATCACAGAAAAGGATGGAGGACTGGTTAGCCCGAACGCTCGCCTCGACTCATCTTTCACGACTGCTTTCACTGTTGGGGAGTTTGCCGTGGTGAAAGGCGCCTTTAGCCTCTTCTATCAAGACCCGCTTAACCCGCAGGTCAAGACTTCGACACTTGATGGAGGCACCCTTGTCGGAGTTGTTCCCGACACTTTCATCCAAGGCCCCTCAGGAAGGTTTTACTTTGTGGCTCAATCGCCCCAGGGTAAAGGTTGGTTACCGGAGGGATCTTTCGAGTACGCGTCTATTAACTCTCTTTGGAAACTTGGTTGCCCGCCTTGCGAAGGATCGCCCCCGCCCAACATTCTCTGTTAATCATGAATATCTCTGTGCTTTGGCGACAGTACCACGATCTGATGAGCGAAGGTCAAGTCGCAGCGGCCCGAGCGGTGATGAAGCAGATTCAAAACTTTAAGGGCAACCCTTTGCCTAAATCTAGCTGCAGATCTTGCAGCAGGAGACTCCGATGAAAAAGACCAGCAAAACAATTCTGGAGCAGAAAGAGGAGCTGGCAGCTGACGCGCTGTTCCTCGCCAATGAAGCCTTGCGCGAGCTCAGCTCCAGCTTAGAAGAATGCTCTACACGAGATCTCGTCTCCATTTTTAACTCGGCCGTCAAGGCTCACCGCGACATTGTTTCTGACATTGTTGCCCTCACAGAAAAAGAGTCAAAAACTGAGAAAGAGTTGGCCCCCAGCTACAAGAGCGAGGCTGACAAGCTTCTCGAAAACATCTGCAATCTGAATAGATCTAATGAGACCGATCATTGAGTACGCCAGTCAACTTGAGGAGCACTCTTCTTGGAGGCACTACCAACGCGGGATTCGCCAACTTGAGCTGTTAGAGGCGCCAAAGTCGGTCATCCAGGACTTTAAGTACAGGGCGGCGAGAGAGTGTTTCTTGGCGTTCGCGGATTTAATGAAAAATGGCCACCTCAAGGTTGCGGACTTTCACGAAATTATTGGTTCCGCTTTTGAGGATCTTGCCAACAAACGCTACCCTCGACTGATCGTATCTTGCCCTCCGCGATCAGGGAAGTCAATGCTGGCCTCAATGTTCATGGCTTGGCTTTTGGGTCGCGACCAAGAGACACAGCACATTATTGCGTCTTACGGACAAAGTTTGTCTAGCAAGTTTCATAAAGACGCGATTGGCATGCTCAAGTCGCCGGCCTTTCGCAAAATCTTTCCGGAATGGAAAGGGTTTTCTCCGGACTCAAAGTATGAGATGATTGGTGGAGGCTACATCCTGCCAACTTCCGTGGGCGGAGTGCTAACCGGTTTCACGGCAGGTACAACTCACCTGGAAAGCCCTGGCGTGGGTGCGATGATCGTGGACGACCCTCTCAAGAACTCCGAGTCTAAAGCAGCTTTAGATACCTTGGAAACTTGGTGGGCGGAGGAAGCTTCAACCAGAAGAACAAACAGTTGGTGTCAGATGGTGATCGCCACGCGATTTCACGAACGCGACCTTCACGGCTTGGTAATGGAACGTGATGGGCTATTTGACGAAAGGTACAACCCGATGGGTTGGCGTTGGCTGAATATTGCGGGCATCATTGAAACTTCGGAGCAAGCGAGGCAAGACCCGCTAGAGAGAAAAATCGGAGAAACACATTGGCCTAGCAACACATCGTTCACGTCTGATATGCTTCTGGCGCAGAAAAAGACGATGGGTTCCTTCAAGTTCTCGGCGCTCTATCAAGGGATGCCGGTGGCAGCGGAAGGTCAAATTGTCAAACACAGCTGGATTCAAACGGTTGACCGAGACCAATGTCCTGAGTTCGACGTAATCTGGATCGGCGCCGACTGCGCTTTTGAAGAAGATGAACTTGCTGACGAGACTGCTATTTGCGTCGGAGGACTTTCAACAAGAGATCCTTCCACTGTCTACGTTATTGACGTTATCAAGGGCAGATGGGGTTTCCCTGATTTGTGCGCAGCCGTGAAACAAGCCTACTCTTTCTACAAGGCAAAAGTCCTTGTAATCGAGAAAGCGGCATCCGGGCGTTCGCTTATTCAGGTGTTGCGCCGAGAAACTAAAATCCCCGTGGAAGACATGAAACCGCTGCGTTCGAAGACGGTGCGTCTTCAAGCGGTGTGCCCATTTCTTGAGGCAAATAGGGTCAAAATTGTTAACTCCGAGTGGTCCGAAGCTTTCATCAAGGAGCTGACTTCTTTCCCCTTCACTAAACACGATGACAGTGTAGACGCTTTTGTTTGGATGATGACGTATTACGCTATCAAGCTAGACGCCGTTGACAGAGCTGTCCAAGAATCAATAGTTCAATTGAAACGTTTTCGCGGAGACTCTCAAAGAGAGGGTTCCAGCGATCCTTCAATGTTTGGGAGACCGGGGCGTCAACGTTTATTTGTTGGTGACACCGCTATGAATGACCCAGACTTCTCTCTGTCTGACGGAGATTCTTTCGGCGGGCGGCCTTTCGGGGGACGTAAGAGGGGAATCAGCTGGGGTACAGACTTGTAACAGGCGATTCAGCAACCGCCTAAAAAGTTGTAGTCAACTTCACAACCATGTTATGGCTATTCAACCCGTAGATCGCAACGAAGAGCTCATGTCTCAGGATTTCGGGACAGTGTGTCTAATCACTGACCCTGTGGCAGAGCGTTACTTGTCTAGAGCGGCTAGGAACAACCCGGATCAAAAGAAGTTCAAAGAGTTTTGTGGAGGAGCCGGTGGCTGGACGGATTACACCGAGCGCTGGCACTGAAAGTTACTGGTCCAGGCAAAACGAAAAGGGTCAATGGTGGACACTCTGACCGGGTAAAACTTCGACAGAGTTAGGTCTCCCAATGACTCTACCAACATTTTTTCAAGGGGGTGATGAGATTGAGTTAAGACTCGTAAGCAGCAAAGCGTATCAACTACCCACCGACTGTCACCCCCTTAATTACATGCTGTCATCCAAAGAAAAGCGCAAAGTTCGCCGTCAAGTTCAAGAGCGAGAGACTCAAACTCGCGGAATGGATGTTCTTCCATTTCACCCGAAGACTGACGCCCAAGAGGATTTGTGGACGTCGCTGAACCAGAA